TGAAGTTCACTTACCATTTCTTGCTCTGCTGCAGCCAATTGTTGTTCCATCATCTTGGCAGCCTTTTGCATTTCCAATTGGAATCTCTCTGGTAGCATTTGTCCTGCCTCAACAGCAGCAGCCATTTGCTTTTCTTGCTCCATCATTTGAACTTGCATCTCTGCTTGCATCTCTTGCATTTGAACTTGCACTTGTTGTTGTATCTGTGCTATTTGCTGCTCGTTAGGTGGCATTCTATAAAATACATTAACATAACCGACTTTAATCTTTTCATAAACCTCAAATAGTTCTAATAGGGTATCATTCTCCCCAGTAGAAGGATCAAAAGATTCTGACTCATTTATATCCTTATAGGTAAAGTCTTTCTGCATCTTAAGAGACTTCTCAGTGTAATTGTACTCAGTTTGCTGATTACTAGAAGCTTTCTTGATTTTACTAGTCATATCAGGGAACATCTTCTCTAAATGAGAAGTAGGTAGTATCTTTCGAATCATTACAAATGCTGCATCTTTAAATAAGATATCTCTTGACTTAGGATCAACAAATATATCAAATGGTTCTGGTTGCTTAATTACTACATCACCCATTCCGTTATCTGAATCAGGATCTACAGTAACAAGTAAATAACCTACTGATTTAGTAATAGCATCATTAATTGCATTAGAGAATATGGTCTGTCCATCTGACAAGTCCCATATATAATCAGCAACATCAGAGAATACATGCGCTACATCCGTATCGCTAGCATCTACACCAATAGCTTGCCATCTAGGAGTATTAGCTGTAGCATAGAAATTAAGCATTTCTACTACAGGCATAATCCTATTGATAGTAAAATCAGGCATTCCTTGTTCTGATAAATGCTGTTGTTCTGCTTCAGTTAATTGATTGTCATTAGCAAAGTCAAAACCTTTTTGGTTAATTCTTTCCCACTTAACTCGACTAGCAGTATTAACTTGGTCAAATAAATGCCTTACTCTATCTGCTGTTTTATCTTTTCTCTTTGCCATAATTACCTTTTATTATTTAGAGGCTACAAATACTTCTATTGAACCATTAACTGTAGCTGACTCTGAGATTGCATAAATATTATCTATCTCTGTAAGAATTGGAGAGTCAGCAGTACTTCTTATTAAATCAATCTTACCTTCATAATAAGTTTTACTTTCCCCAGGCTTAAGTATATCTATAATATATCCATTTATATCATATCCCTCCTCTACCCCAGCCGCTTGAATTTCAAATGCCTTTACTCTAATTCCCTTTCTAGCACTTGCTTTTAAATCGCTTGAGCCAACATGAGTGTATATGATAGAATTAACACTTCCATTGTTTGTTATTCTAATATATTTTACATTATCATTAGAAAAAGACTGACTCCCGCCTGATCTTGCAATTAAACCAGAGCGTGTAATGCTATCTTCAAGGGAAAGTATAGTTATTGGGGATATAGATTCATTTGTAAATACATCAGTTCTTTGACCAATTGCTAAGCCTGTTCTGTCTGCTGCAAATAAATAATCTTGCTCTATCATGTACCCATAAATCTCTCTTACATTAGCACTTGGTCCAGGGCTATTATGCGTTATTTTTAAATAAGGAAGAGTTCCGTTATCTGTGATTCCTCCTATTGAAAATGGAGCCCCTGCAAAAACCCATGCATCTAGAGATTTTTTAAGGGATGTTAAAACTGCTTTTCTGTTTGTCAAGTTATCTTCAGCTCCAAATATACCAGAAACACCAGCTATATGTTTAGTGCTATTTGCTTGAGTAACATCATCATCAAAAGTTACTTTAATAGTATCTGAAATAAATATATCATTAGTATCACTTCCTGTAGATGCAACATCTACTTCAAATTCAACATTGCTTACTATCTTAGTAACTACAGCATTAGTCCCAATGTTAGTCCCTGTAACTCTCATCCCTACTTTAATATCTGTTGCCGGAACATGAGAATGTGTAATATATTTTTGACCAGTGACTATAGTAGCCGATAAAGCCTTCTGGTTTCCAAAAAATGTAAGTTGATCCTTTTGTTGAGTTCCTGTCGCAGCACCTACTACAAATGTCTGGTCACCACTAACACTTATAACTCTATCATCAGCTCCATCATCATGAGTATCACCTGTTGCAATCTGAGTTCCTGAAATTCTTAAATCTGGAGCAATAGGGGTAACTCCAACTTGGCCTATAACAGTTGGGTCCACTGGAGCGTCTAAAGTTACTGTAGTATTTGCAACTCCATTACCACCAAGAGCAGTAAATGATCTATCTGTATATGCTTCTATATAAACAGACTTATCATCAGCTCCACCAGGAGGAACAGCTGCTACATAAAGATAAGTATAAGATGCAGGCCTTTTATCTAACTTAATAGTCTCCTGATATACATTATTAATACCAGAGATGTTATGACTCTTGGTATTGCTTACTCTTTTACCAGCAACGCTTATCGTCTCTTTATTTTCTAATTTTAAATTTGCCATTTATTACTCCTCTTCTTCTGGCTCATCCACATCTTTTTCTCGTTGGGATGGAATTTTTTCTGTTAAATCTTCTAATGTAAATATATCAGGCATTAAAATTTCCCTCCTTGATTCATGGTAGCCTCAATCGCGCTAGCCGGAAACTTATCATAACTCTCCTCTTTGCGCTTAGCCCACTTCTCATTAAGCTTCATCAAATATGCTTGTGCATATTTAGTTCCACTTTCTTCATTTGGGTCTAACCCAGAAACATTGTTTGCCATGTTCTTCCTAACTGTCTTTCCAAGGTTTCCTGACGTCACTCCTACCTTCTTGTTTTTATATATAGTGCTATTATAACCACCTTCAATATCATGTGAAGCCGCTGTTATAATATCAATAACCCCAGATCTTCCTTGCTGCCATACTAGATATCTTAAAAGACCCCTATCTAATCCTAAATCTTCTGCCCTTTTATCTATTTCCCATGCAGCCCATGACTCATCATTGCGCATTAGCTCGCTTGTTTCATTAATATAGGCGCCTACAGCCTTATCAGGCCTAAATACATCGTCATCACTCAACCCATGCTTTTGTTGCACTTCTCTAGACATTTGGAATGGTCCTCTATATTTAGCACTCCATGCTGACTCTTTTTGCATGCCCGTTTTTAAAAAATATGGATGGGTGGCTGTATCCTCTCCGAACGATGACTCCATTCCAAAGGCAGTATAAAGATCCCTTAATGCGAAATCATTCATGCTAATGCCCAATTCTTAGGCTTAGGTACACTCTTTCTCCACACACCCTCATCATTCTTCTTCATAGAGTTTGGGGGATGCGCATACTTGCATGAGTAAGCTAATGCATCAATAGTATCGTCATGGCCCATTCTAGGGCCAAATGTAATTATTTCTTGGTGCAAATCGTAATGATCCTTTTTAATTTTGACTGAACCAACTGCAAACCTTTGTGCCAATATTTCTTGTATCCTATCCCTTTTAGACATTCTGTTACCCGGCTTCTCTGCTGTATATTTAACAGTGAAGTCGTTACGCCTACGCATTTCTGCATTAATAGCTTGAAAAACTGGCTTCGACATAGTTGTGTCTTCAATGCAAAATAAGTTCGGGCTATATATTTTATTATAGTCAAATATATAGTCAACAATCCCTTTTTTGTTATCTCCCGGTATCCCCAAGACAGGTAAAGACCGCTTCCTGAGATAATCAAGTACATAACAGTTATTGTTAGAATCGACGCCCAAAGCGAGTAACACACTAAAATCACTGTCCCTACGAGTACTATCAGTAGCAGGGTCAACCCCCACGAAGACATTAATGGGAAGCTCATCACCTTCAGCAGTCCTAACATACGAAATGCCTGTGTCTTCATCCCTATAAAAGCTGCCATCCCAGTGCTTAATATGGTTCCTATTAAAGATAGAATCCGCTTCATTCTGCACCTCCATCATATACTCTTGATAGAACTTTTGCGGAACTCCATTGTCCGCATAAAACTTTTTCTTTCGCTCCATTTCCTTGTGGCCAAACCATGAGGGCCATAAAGGAGTACCATCCTCCATTATAGCCTTGTGAGTGATTACATCCCACGAAAAATGCTCCCCTTGAGTTTGTGCCTTATTATACCCATTAAGTATGTTGGTAACAAAAGCATCGAAGTGAACAGGCGTACCATTGATACGAAGACGACCAGTACCAGGCTCAAGAGCAGGAAACACAACAGCAGTAACCAAGTTAGCAATCTTCGACCTAGCTTCAGGCGTCCCTGTGTTGTTTTCATCTTCGAAGTCATCAAGAACAATGAGGTCATAGCGCTTATGTAGTTTAGCACCTCCACGTATCCCAGAAAGGTTAGATTTACTAATGAGTTTACAACCGTTCTTAAGTTCAATATCATCTTCTGTCCATTTTCTCCCTTTAACATCGCCGAAATAATACGAAAACCTTTCGTTATATTCCAAATGATATTTTACATAATCCAAATTTGGTACTGAAATTTTACTTGAAGCGGCCACCCAGCCGTAGAATAATGGATCTTCTGCGAAGACAAAATCATGCAATAAACTGCACTTAGTCAGTACTGTCTTCCCATGACCACGAGGCAATACTACTGCTAGCTGCTTAATAGATAGGTCGTTTAGCTTATCAGCAACGGCATAATGAAAGAAGGGAGTCTCTGATCGCATAAAGTCATCTGGTAAAAATAACTTACCGAATGCAATAAGGTCGTTCTTAGCAAGCAGTAGCTGTTCTTCCATCGTAGAAACATTATTAAGGTTAATGTTAGCCATTTAATTCTTTAGGTCTCTGAACCTCATCTAATGCATTTTCACTAAAACCTTTAAATGCGCCTACGGCTAATGTTGTTGTACTAGTCCTAGTCTTATCTTCCATATCCATAATATCAGCCAGCTTAAAAAGAGCTTTTAAGCGAGTATCATCTTTTTCAGATGAGAGAATAACCTCCTTGATGTTATTAAGAATAAACTTCTCGTCTATATCTAGCTCTTCTAAAACTGGCTTAAGTTCTTCTTTCATAGCTGTCCTTA